ACGTGCTAACTGGACTGTTAACTTCAGAGCCTCTAGCGGTACTTCATTGAATACTTTGATGAGTACAGGTCAATCTATGACTGTGGCTTTCTTGGTTACTCAAGGCTCTACTGCTTACTACAACTCTGCTGTTCAAGTGGATGGCACAACCTCTGGAGTGACAACTCGTTGGCTAGGTGGTGCGCCTACTGCGGGTAATGCTAGTGGCATTGATAGTTACAGATTTGCGATTCTAAAAACAGGAAGTGCTACTTATACAATTCTTGCCTCAGTTACACAGTTCAAGGCTTAATCATGTGTGTGTGCAAGAAATGTAATGTTGACAAACCGCTGGATGAATTCCAGTTGGATAAACGCAGAAACAAGCATTATGGTACTTGTAGGGTTTGTCGTGTCAAGGCTGGTCGTGAGAATAGACAAGCAAACATTGAGACATATAGGGAAAGAACTCGTGAGTATGCTCGTGAGTGGAGAATTAAGAATCCAGAAAAGCAAGCCGCCGCTAACAAAAGGTATGACGAGAAAAACAGAGATAAGCGAAGTGCTTATGCCAAACAATACCGCAAAGATAATCCTGAAAAAGTCAAAGCTGACCAAGCTAAGTGGGCGAAAGCAAATCCTGAAAAGATTAAAGCCTATGCTCGTAAAGCTGGAAATGCTTGGCATGAGCGTAATCCTGAGTATCTTAAAGAGCATTACAAGGCCAACAAAGAGCGTTATGTAGCGGCTAGGGCAAGACGTAGGGCGGCTCAGGACTCAGCTACACCATCTTGGTTAACAGCCATTGATAAAGCTATGATTCAAGAAATGTATGATGTTTCTGAAGCAAGGTATATCCAAACTGGTATAAAACACCATGTTGACCACATTGTCCCAATTAACGGCAAAGGCGTAGCTGGTATGCACGTTCCTTGGAATTTACAAGTTATAACTGCTCATGAAAATCTGAGCAAAGGTTGGAGGTTTTAATGCCATTACAAGCAACAAGTGGTGCGGCTTCTTATGATGCCTTTGGTGGTGGTGTAGCTGCTGTGCCTAACTATATAGAGGAAGTTTTCGGGACTTTTTTATATACAGGCAACGGCTCTACACAGACCATCACCAATGGCATTGACTTGTCTACTAAGGGCGGTTTGGTTTGGATTAAAAACAGAGCGTCTACTGCTTCTATAAATTGGTCACATATTCTTACTGATACAGCAAGAGGAAGACAATACAATTTATTTTCTCAATTAGAAGATGCACAAAGCTCAAGTGGTTCATTTGGAATTACATCATTTAATACTACTGGATTTTCTACAAGTGGTGGCGGTGGTTCAAGCCCTAGTGATGGAACAGGGTCAAACGTCAATTTTTCATCTGCAACCTACGCCTCATGGACATTCCGCAAGCAACCAAAGTTCTTTGATGTTGTGACTTATACAGGTAATGGAACTATTGGTCTTACTGTTCCTCACAACTTAGGTAGCGTTCCCGCATGTATTATTATTAAACGCACAGATTCTACTTCTGATTGGGTTGTTTACCATCGTTCATTAGGCGCAACAAAATATCTAGTATTGAATTTTGCAAATGCTCAAGGCACAAGTACAAATATATTTAATGACACAGAGCCTACATCCACAGTTTTTACTGTGGGAGATGTTGGGGCGGTTAACGCTTCTGGTGGCTCTTACGTAGCCTACATCTTCGCCCACAACGCAGGAGGCTTTGGCCTGACTGGTACAGACAATGTAATTTCGTGTGGGTCTTATACGGGTAACGCTGGAACACAATCAATTACTCTTGGATATGAGCCGCAATGGATAATGGTTAAAAAATCAAGTGGCGTTGGGAATTGGCATATGTTTGACATTATGCGAGGAATGCCATCTGCTTACGCTAACAATCAAGACCTTCTTGCAAATACGTCAGCCGCAGAAACTGGTGGTTTTAGGTTTTACCCAACAGCCACAGGGTTTCAATTACTTGACGAAGCAGATGGTGAAGTAAACGCATCTGGTCAAACCTACATCTACATAGCCATTCGTAGAGGCCCAATGAAAGTGCCTACGAGTGGGACGAGTGTGTTTGCGCCAGTCGCCACAACTGGCGTAGCTGGTGATGTAAATGTTACAACCAACTTCCCTGTTGATTTACTAATCAATCACAGAAGAAATGATGGTGCTGGCAATAATTGGTGGAATGACAGGCTTAGAGGCCCTGATACGCTTTTGCGTTCAAACACAAATGGCGATGAAGCAACTGGATATTACGCTGGGTATCCAAAACTTAATCAGACTACTGTTACTTACCCCGATGACCCAAGCGCAGGTTTTTGGAATTACCCTAGCTATACCTATGCAAATTGGTTTTTCAAACGTGCGCCTAGTTTTATGGATGTGGTTTGTTATTCAGGAGATGGTTCTGTTTCAGGTAGCAGCACAAGAAGCATTCCACACAATCTAAATGCTGTACCACAGCTAATAATTTCCAAAGCTAGAAACCAAGTAGATGCTTGGCGTGTTTATTCAGAAACACTTGGTATTAACTCCATAGTTAATTTAAGCAATACAGCCGCTAGTTCATCCGATACAACAAATTGGGGAACACCTACTTCTACAAACTTTTTAATAAAATCTGATAGAAATTATTCTGGGTTTACCTATGTCACTTATTTATTTTCTACTTGTGCTGGTGTTTCAAAAGTAGGTAGTTATACGGGAACTGGAACAACACTTCAAATTGATTGTGGCTTTACAGGTGGCGCAAGGTTTGTTCTTATTAGAAGAACTAGCACAGGTGGTGGTCATTGGTATATATGGGACTCAGCCCGAGGAATTGTGAGTGGTAATGACCCTTACGTTGTTATAAATAACATAGACCCAGAAGTGACCAACACCGACTACATTGACACATACAGCGCAGGGTTTGAGATTTCATCAACTGCGCCATCCGAAATCAATGGAAGTGGTGGCACATTCATCTTTTTAGCAATTGCTTGAGGAAAATAAAATGCAAGTACGAATCAGAGAAACAGGCGCAGTCATGTACGAAGCAGAATTTCGTGCATACACAAAAGCCAATGGAGGCCCATCATGGGAGACAACTACAACTGAAGTCTTAGAGGCTTTGGGTGCTGATGTAGTCTTTGAAGGCCCACAAGCTACTGGAGGTACTGTTTACCAATACTCTCAAGCACAAGGTGTAGAGCAGATTGAAGGTAAGTGGTACACAAAGTATGTGTTAGGCCCTACCTTTATCGATACTGTTGAGGATGGTGTAACTACTACAGCACTACAGCACGAAACTGCTTACAAGGCTTCTAAGGATGCTGAACAGGCTAAGAGTGTTAGAGCAACTCGTGATGCTAAGTTAGCTGAGTGTGATTGGACACAAGTAGCTGATGCCCCTGTTGACAAAGCTGTATGGGCTACATATCGTCAAGCCTTGCGTGATGTAACAGCGCAGACTGGCTTTCCTTGGACAGTTACTTGGCCTGATAAACCATGACAAACGAAGCTATATCAACAAAAATAGCATCAGCAGCTACCTATGGTGGCTCTAGTGCTGCAGTTATCTTTGGTCTAACGGCTAATGAGTTTGCTGCCATCTCTGGTGTTGTGATTGCTGTTTGTGGTTTATTGGTAAACATCTACTTTAAGCATCAACACTTAAAGATTGCACAGAAGAACGCTCAACCTGACGAGCAAGAAAAATGAAAGAGTGGACTGAGGCATTTATTGCAGCAGTCCTTCTTCTTTTGACTGTTGCGTGGTGTGTTTACACAGTTGTGTGGGCATGGTATTTGTAGAATTTTTACTGGCTGTATCTATTGAATACAGATGTGTTAAGTGGGTCTGGGTTGGCGATGTGTACAACCGAAAGGTCTACTGTATTGAATGGAAAAAGGTAGAGAAGAAATGATACCCTTAGACCCAATAGCCGCACTCAATGGTCTACAGAGTGCTATTTCAATGGTCAAGAAGGCTAGTAAGGTAGCCAATGATCTAAGCGGTCTTGCCCCCATGATTGGTAAGATGTTTGATGCCAAGAGTAACGCTACTAGGGCTTTGATTGAAGCCAAGAAAGGCGGTAAAAAAGGCTCAAACATGGGTGAGGCACTTCAAATTGAGATGGCTATTGAGCAAGCTAGAGCGTTTGAGGAAGAACTCAAGATGCTTTTTATGCAGACAGGCAAGATTGATGTCTGGAACAAGATCAAAGAGCGTCAAGCACAAATGGATGCTGATGATGCTAAAGAGATGCGAAAGCTAAGAGAGCAAGAAAAGCGTGAGAAAGAAGAAGCAGAAGAACAAATGACTTACCTGATTGCAGGATTAGTTGTTGTTGCTTTGGTGTTTGCTATTTTTATTGGTGTGTCTGAGATTTCAGATATGTGCGCCAAGACCAAGTGTGGCAGATGAATGAGTACCAGAAACAATTTGATTTGTTCTGCAAGATCATGTGCTATGGGTGGGCAGCATGGTGGTTTCTTGGGTTCTTAAGATTCCTACCTGATGACTTATCAAACAGGATCGTGGCACTTTTATTGGGAAAGATTGGGTTATGAAAATCAACACTTACCAACAAAATGCTCAAATGTTATGGGAGGCTCACAGGGTGATTCATCAACAGAATATGCAAAGGCTTGCAGAATTGAACAGACAAGCAGAGCATCAACAGAAAGTCCAAGAGATAAAGACTCATTGGGTTAAGGCTTCACAAGTGGATGTAATGGCATGAGATATTTACTGTTGTTGTTATTGTTAACAGGCTGTGAAGACAGATACCGCTACAAGTGCCAGAATCCAGACTTTTTCCATGCAGAGGAATGTCAGAAGCCAAAGTGCTTATTTACTCAGCAATGCCCAGAATATCTGGTAGCACCAATCTTGGAGAAGAAAGTAAACGATGTCCAGCCAACACCAGAAAAATGAGCCATTGACAGCAGAAGCCATTGAAGTCCGAGTGTGGGGCTTTGTGGTTATTGTTGTGACTTTGATTCTGTGCTTTATTGTGATTGCACTTTTGTACTCTGTAACATTTGTGAATCAGCCAATCAAGAGCATGGCCCCGATAGATCAAGCCTACACCAAGATGCTCAACGACATCGTTCTTTTGATCGTAGGTGGTATCGGTGGTGTTATGTCTAAAAGGGCTGTTGGTGCAGCTTCTAAAGCCTTGGGTCAACCTCCAACGCAACCAATGTGTCAACCAATGGGTTTTAATGGCTCACAGGGTGGTTTTAATCAATCCTATGCACCTCCTCAATCTGCTTATGGGTTGCCTAGCCAACCATTCGGTGCAATGCCTGTTTGGAAGAATCCAGAACTAGATGAATCTTGGACTCCTCCTCCTCCTCCAACTACTCCTCCAGATTTGCTAGAGGACGATGAAGAACGAGAGCAATTAGCACAAGCTAGAAAAGAGGCTGACTGATGATTCCTATGCCTTGGTTAATCGTTGGTGTTCTTATATCCTTGTTTGGCACTTACAAGGTAGGACACCACTATGGATGGCTAGAGCGTGATAACGACATGAAATTAGCCATTGCCAAGAAGAATGAGGAGGCTCGTCAGATAGAGCAAAACATGAGTGAGAAGCTAAACCAACAATCTGCGAAATTACAGGAGGCTAACGATGCTATCAACAAAAAAACTACTGCTCTTGCTGTTGCCAATCGTGCTGGCAAGTTGCGCCTCTGCCCCACAAGTAACGTACAAACCTCCCCAAGTTCCCCCATTGCCTCCTCAGATACAAAAGCAACCAGTCAACCTGACAGACCGACTGACACAGCTTCTGATGCCGAAAGAGCAACCATCGATGCCATCGCAGAAATAGTCGCCCAAGGTGATA